GTGTATGGCCTAGGCCTAAGGGGAACGTCCTCCGAAACGATATACACACATTGGAAACTCGCTCCTCACAGACCTGGGCGCGGTGAAGTGATCTTCGGGCAGGATTTCGGTTACAATGTGGCTTCGGCTCTGGTATGCGTGGAGATCTTTGACAATAAGATCTACGCTGAACAACTACTCTATGAAACCAAGCTAACAACCAATGACCTAATTGAACGATATAAACAGCTTGAGATTCCCAAACACCAGATCATCTATTGCGATGCTGCAGAACCAAAAACAATCGAGGAGCTACAACGCGCAGGCTACAACGCCCAGCCAGCTGACAAAGATGTGACTGAAGGAATCCGCAAAGTGAAAGGGATGCCACTATTCATCACAAAAGATTCCACCGATATGCTCAAAGAAGTGAAGAACTACAAATGGAAGCTGGATAAGAATGATAAAGTAACTGATGAGCCTGTTAAGTTCAATGACCATTGTTTTTCAGCCGGGACAATGATTGAAACGGTTAAAGGCTTTAAACCAATAGAGCGGATAAAAACTGGGGATTTGGTTAAAACTTCTGCAGGATTTAATAAGGTTTTAATAACTCATAATAACGGACTGAAACAAGTTAATAAATACTTGATACAGTTCGATACATTTAGTTTATCTTTAATGTGCACGCCTGATCATTTAATTAAAACAGATAAAGGATGGCAGAAGATTTCGTTATTAAAATCGGGGAGGATGGTTTTCCTTACCAAACATTTCAAGGAATTATTTACAAATTATATCCAAAAGAGCGATATTTCTCAAAACATAAATGGAGAATGCACTGGAAGGTATGGGAATATTTCAATGGGCAGATTCCGAAAGGTTTCCATGTTCATCACAAGGATGAAAACCCGTGGAACAATAAGCTGGAAAATCTCGAACTCATTGCGGCGAAGAAACATTTATCATCCCATGCCAAAAAGAGAGTTATTGACAATCCTCAATGGCTGGCTGAATTTCAAAAGAAAGGAATTGAAAAGGCACCCGAATGGCATTCTAGCGATGAGGGAAAAGAATGGCATAAACAGCATGCAAAAAAATACAATTTCGGGCACATCACCTTTGGAAATGGTAAATGTGACGAATGTGGATCAGAATATCTCAAAAAGAAGAAATCGCAAAAATTTTGTCATGCAAACTGTAAGGCACGTGCAAATAGAAGATCAAGGAAAGCAAGAGGTATTTGATCTAACAGTGGCCAATGATCATGAATATTTTGCTAATGGGCTGCTCGTTCATAATTGTATGGACGCTCTTAGATATGCCGTCTTCACTCATATGGCTGTTGATAAATGGCCGTTCATGCCCGGATAAAAAGACACCCAGCCGAGAGCGACCGGGCGAAACCTATCCCCGTCCAATATTATGCGGATTTAATAGGTTTGGGAGGTAAATTAAATATTTATGATGGATTGTGGGTAAATCAATAGTTTTATAAAAATTCAATCCATTGCAGCTCCCATCATGGCTAAAACAAATTCTTCAGCCAAAAGTAACTGATCTCGCCAAACCACCCGGCAACCTGTCTATCCCCAATCCCGGTCTGCCGATCTACCCTGAGGCAAACATGGAGAATTATGTTCTCGCTTATTCAACTAATTCTACCGTTTACACGATTGTAAGCCTTATGGCTAAGAAATTCGCTTACCTACCTAGATACGTGTATGAGATTACCGATGATGATATGGCGATGAAGTACCAGGCTGTTTTAAAATCCCGTAACAATCAGATGCGTGGGTTGAAAGTAGAACAGATGAATAGTAAGGCGTATAAATTCGCCAAACGGGTGAATAAGGCGGCATACAAACCGGATAATCCGGATCAGAACGACAATGGGCTAACCGCATTGCTGAATAAACCAAATGAATTCCAGGGGCAGGATTCGTATTATCAACTTCTTTACACCTACAAGAAACTTACCGGAAATGTATTTATTTGGCTCAATCGAGGTGTGATGAATGACGATGTAGATGGCGATGCCAGGTATAAACTTCCCGTTCTTTCAATGTATGTGTTGCCGTCCCAATGGATGACTATTCGCGTGGATCGGGATTATATGATGGGTGAGATTATTGGATATACGTTTATGAACAACGGGCAGCCACAATACCTCGCCAAAGAAGATGTAATCCATTGGCGTGATCCGAACCCGAATTATGGCGGCCTTACTTATCAGCAGTTTTACGGGATCAGTCCATTGCAGCCTGGGGTGAAGTTGTTAACGCAAGATTCTGCCGGAAGGGATGCATCGGTGGCTATGTTCCAGAACGGAGGAACGAAAGGCGTATTAACGCAAGTTCCACCGTTTTCACCGTTGAGTAAAGAGCAATCGGCAGCTCTGGATGATGCCATTGATACCAAGATCAACACGCGATCGATGAAGGGTGCGGTGGTAAAACTGGCAGGGCAATGGGAGTATCTGGATATGGCTATGAATGCCGTCGATATGGATCTGGTGGATGCGTCCGATAAAGTGTTCCAGAGGATAGCGAATCTGCTTGGAGCGAATCCACAGCTTTGGGAAACTCAGACAACGTTCAACAACGTCGAACAGGCAAGGAAAGATTTAATGACGAATGCTATTCTGCCCGATGCGTGCGCGTTCAGGGATGAAGAGAATAGAGTATTGAAACAGGCATTTGGACTTGGAGATCAGTTTCAGATCGATATCGATCCGTCTCAACAAGCCGAACTTCAGGATGATATCGCCAAGATGACGAACACCATCATATCGAACTGGACCTTAACTCCGAACGAGAAACGGCAGGAACTTGGTTACGATGAGATTGAAGATGATACGATGGATGATATATGGATTCCAACAACTTTAACACGTATGGAAGATGCAGCAGTTCAATCCCCCGATCTGGGATCATACTCTCAGCCCGGATCAACAGATTCAAATAATAGTGGAGGCGAAATATCCGATAATGCCTGAAGACTGCATGCGCACCCGGTTACTTAAACGTGCCGTGCAGCAGGGATATAGGAATCAGATCGAGGCAGCTCTACGGGCAGGCCATAAAATCGAGGAATACATACCTAAATATGACTAAGCAGGGTTATATCAGGAACCAAAAGATATTGCAGAATCGACTGATGAATAAATACATCGGTCCGGTCCAGAAGGCCTTGCAATCGAATATTCCGGATTATGTGGCTATTGTAGAAGAACACGGTATCGAACAGGGTTTAAATATCATACATGGCCGGGCGATGATTAATACTGAGATCGGTAAGGTAGTGATGTCGCTTTACCAGGATGCTGCAAAGATGGCTGAGAAGACGTTCCGGATCAGTAAAGCAGCTCCAGTGATTAATATGTTCAGTTTCGTGCAATCGGTGATCAGATATTTCTCAAAATATTTGCTGGAGATGGTGGTGTTACCAATCAGTATGACCACAAAGGATCAGATTGAGCGGATATTGAAACAAGCGATCAAAGAAGGCTGGGGAGTGGAAAAGACGGTATCGAAGATCAAAGATCCAGACCTAACAAAGTACCGGGCGAGGATGATCGTGAGGACAGAGTCGGTGAGGGCGATGAATTACGCGCAATTAAAAGCAGCAGACAATGCCAAATATCAGACTGAAAAACAGTGGATCGCCATCGAAGATAAAAGAACCAGGGCGAGTCATTCCCATCTCGGTGTTGACGGGGAAAGGAGGGATCTATATGATCAATTCTCCAATGGGTTGTTGTTCCCTGGAGATCCGGACGGACCGCCTGAGGAAACGATCAATTGCCGATGCACGCTTGGCTATTTCCTTAAAACTGACTTAGAAGGAAATTACGTCCCAAAAAATAATCCGGTACATTCCACAGAACCTGTATAAATTTATTTTATGAATGAATTATTATTTAAGGGATTTACTTCATCGGTTGCCGATGTGGATGATAAATCCAGAAGGGTTAAGGTAGTGCTGTCTGAAACAGGTTCCCTTGACCTTGATAACGAGGTGATTGGCGATAATGCATATACTAAAACACTGTCCGAACGCGGTCCGAACGCGGCTAATCTTATCTGGCATCTTACAGATCATTCACCCAGGATGAGCTCAGCGATAGGCAAATTCTCCGAATTGTATATGGAAGGAAAGCAGCTCATTGGGGTTTCAACGCTTCCTGAAACAACACTCGGCAATGATATGCTTGTTTTATACCAGCGTGGTGATATAAACCAGCATTCAATCGGATTTTCGATCACTAAATCCGAAATAATGAATAAAGGGAAGGATGATCAGTATAAAATGATCACCGAACTAAAACTCTACGAGGGATCTGCCGTACTTTGGGGAGCCAATCCGAACACACCGACGCTTACCGTTGGCAAGGCGTGGAACGGTAAGGAAATAGCTGATGAACTACAGTTCCTTATGGAAGGAAAAGAAAATTCAGAGTTTATCAAGGATTTATCAGAATTTAGCAAATTGCAGATAAAACAGTTTATCAGACAACTCACTCAAGCCGCTCCAAAAAGGGAAGCACTCGAGCCGAATCTTAAACAGATGTTTATCGATCAGCTCGTATTACTTAACCTCAAATTATTTTAAAAATGGAAAATTCAATTCAGGAAGCGGTCAACGATATAAAGAAATCATTCGACCAAAAGACAGAAGCCATCCAGAAAAAAGCTTCAGAAGATCAGGCTCGCTTAGAAGGCGAGTTGAAAA